TCTTTTTTCTATGAGCACTTGATCTGGTATCCATTCTTCATAACTATCTTGAGCACGTTTTCTTAAATCTGGATATTCTAATCTTTCTTTCCATGCGTCTAATAATAGACATGCAGCAAATGGCGTATTGTTTTCATCTCTCGCTGTAAACACTCCCCAAGTAGTGCAAGCAGAAAAGTCAGCAGATGATCGAGTACTAAAAGCAGTATCGTAAGATTGCACTACATAACTTAAAGGTGGTATTTTATCACCTTCATAAATATTCCACCAATCTTTTTTTATAATAGAACCTTCTTCATTAGAGGGTCTTTGTTGATATAATGATTGCCATACACGTTCTCCTACTGTATTTTGTATTTTTTCTAAATCATTCTTAGAATATGCATCGGGCCATAAAGCATTACCTTCTTTATCAATAGCTGGTAAATCTAAAATTTTCCAATCTTCGCCAGATTCATTTAAAATATAACCAGCAAGATCATCCTGGTGCCAACGAGTTTGTATTACAATTACTTTACCACCTGGTTGTAATCGAGTATATGCTACAGATTTATACCACTCTAAAAGATTTTTTCTTTGTACTTCTGATTCAGCATCTTCTCTACCTTTTATAGGATCATCTATAATTAATAAATGTGCACCTCTACCAGTAATAGCTCCACCTGCACCGACTGCTGCATAAGTTCCACCATGTATAGTATGAAACCTTTTTGCAGATGTACTATCTGATCTAAGGGCCACTTGTGGAAAAACTTTATTGAATTCATCAGATTGCAATTGATTACGAACCTTTCGTCCAAAATCATCTGCTAGTTCTTGAGCATAAGTAGATTGAATAACAAATTCATTAGGATTATTTCCAAGATACCAAGCTGGAAAAAATTCTGAACATAGCATAGATTTACCATGTCTTGGCGGCATAAAAACTGCCAACCTTTTAATATCTCCTCTTTCTAAACTTTCTAGATTTTTTGCAATCAATTTAATATGAGCAGGTTCCTTATAACCTGGATACATATGTTTAGCATAATTTAAAAAATTATTACGAGCTTTATAAGTAGATAAAAGATTATTTAAATGTTCGATTACTTCACCAGCTCGTTTATCACGAGTTTTCTGGTATATCTGTATAGCTGACTTTAGTTTCTGTTTTATCTGTGTTTCTTGCATTTTGTTTACCAACGCCTAAAGCGCCTGATTCTCTATATACCTTAAATGCTTCAGCAAGTAAAACAAAGGGTTCTCTTTTTTTAGCAATTACATCCGCCCATGCTTGAGATGGTTGTTTAATTTTACTTAAATACCAAGCTAACTTAGAAGCATCAGCTAATCTTAAATTAACCATATCTTGATGGTGTAGGTCTCCTTTTTCTTGTGGTTTACCCTCTTTGTAAATTCTTTTATTAAATGTTTCATCATTATTGTTACCAGTAATATCTGCTCTATCATGAATAACATTTATATCGACATCTTGCATTATATCTAACGCATAAGCGATTTCAGAGAGCCACGCATCATTTTGGCCATGTAAACTTATATGATCTAAACATCTAAACCAATCTCTTGGAAAACAAGGAAAGATACTATATGGATGATTAGTTTGTTCTTTAAATCTTAATAAACAAAACTCGTCTTCAAAATCCATAATCTTTTCATCCCAATCTTTTGTAGACATTAAAGCATCATCATTAAAAAACATTATCCATTTTCCAAAAGAATATTGAGCTAAAGTATTATTGTACTTATGTAAATTTTCGTATCCTAGAGGATTAAATTGTAAAGCAACTTGATTTGGATATTTACTCTTTGATAAATAGTTGTATGTTTCTAAATCATCTTTATCAACTCCGAATAAAAATTGTAATTTTTCTGGATTCTTTGCGTTATTAATTAATGTGTCTACACTACGTTTTAAAAGAGATAATCTTTTACGTGTAGGTAAAAGTATAGATATGTTCATGGATCAACAGTACTCAAATAAATAATTATTGAAACAAAAAAATGCCCACCTTCCTCCCTGATACAACCAGTCTCCCGGCCCGTGTATCAACTCCTATTCTTTTTCTTTTATCTCGTAGAAAAATTTATCTGTATCATCTGTTACCCAATCTTTGTTTTCGACATTCCAGTCGTTTGTTTGTACTTTGTAATCGGGAACTTCGTTTCTCGTAGTGAATGAATTAACATTCCATAGTATTCTGTTATTTGGTTGAGCAGCAAAATTACCATTGTCAAGCTCCAATATATGAGCACATTTATGCTCCTGAGGAATTTCAGAATGATCTGTGTCAAGAAGATTGGGGTCAGGATGACACCAGTCAACAGTAAACAGATACTCACCGTGATACAGTTTTTTATCTTTACCAAAATATTTAGCTCTTTGTCCTAATAAAAAAGAAAAATGAGTAACACTGTGATGATAATCAAAACTATTCCACAGCTCAAGTAAGTCGTTTTGCATATCTGGCACTTCTCGCCTTTCCATCTTCGCAGAAAAGAAGGCAGCAATTGGCAACCGCCAAAAGCACGCACCGTTTGGTAACATGATATTAAAAAGGATACCACGACCTTGTATACTTGTGAGACCGAAGATAACACAATCTTCGCTTTCTCCATGATGTTTTTGTTGGTCATATAAATACTCCTTGCGTATTTGACAATATATAGGTGGAATGCTACTATTTAAAAAGGCCATTGTAAAGCTATATTACAAAAAAAATATTTTTTCTAGAGTTATTTATACGCATATAAGTCATTCTACACTATCTCTAGCTCTACCTCTAAGACTAACGCCAAATCGCCGCAAACTTTATACGAATTTATTATATTTAAACTTAATACGAATTTTAAAAAAAGTGAGAGTAAAAAAAGAACAAAAAAAAACTAGCGATAAATTAATATCGCTAGTTTTATTATTTAAATAATATTAAAGACTTTTTATTTTTTCTTCGAAGAATTTAATATTTTCGATTATCGAATTATCGACTTTATTTTTTTTAATAAACTCTTTATTCGAATTTATTAAATCTAAATATAAATCTTTTTTCGATTTATCTAGATACGAATTAATATCGACTAATAGATTAACTTTTTTAAATCGATTATTTCTAGTCGTATCATATTCAATATCGACTTTTCTATAATCATTATTAAAAGCTTTTTCGATAGTAGTCGAAAATTTCGCTTTTTCGTAAATAATAAAAGATTTAGTTTTATCTCTTTTATTATTAAATAATCTAAATAAAATTTTTTTATCTTTAAACTCTCTAAAAGATAAAGCGACTTTATTTTCGATTATATTTTTCTTAGTAGTCATTAGCTTTCTTCTTTCTAGATTTAAAAAGATTAAGATTTATTCTTAAATATAATTTTTAAATCTAATTAAAAATTATTAAATTTTTTTATAAAAGTAAATAAAATAATTCTGTTGTTTTCGCTTGTAGGTAGAAAGAACAAAGATAGAACACTCGTTCTCGTTTCGTTCTATTTAAAATAAACTAAACAAAATAGATAACGTAAAAAATAAAAATATAAAATCTTTTAATAAATAAAGTAACATAAGTATTATAATAAATTATTTATATCATTTTTATACGTTTTTATTCTAATCGGATTATTATTCTGTTTTGTCGGAAAAAGCTCTATCCCTCATTTTTTTTATTTCACTTGATCCTTGCGGATCAGCCCTGATCAACTAGATACTAGGATCAAGCTGGATCATCTAGGCTCAAGCCACAACAAGCAACAGTCGCCTGCCACAACAAGCCACCGCCGTCAATCTAGTTTATGTTCTGATTTGATTTGATCTAGATACTTGGACAAAGCATCATCGTCCATGCTGTCTAGTGTTGAGTGTTGTACTTCTTTTTTTTCAACAAGGAACCCTAATAGCTGAGACTTCAACCTTATCGCATTGACTGCTGCTGTATATTGTTTCTTGCCACAAGCATCAACATACAGTTTATCTAGCTTTTCAACCTCTTTTGACACAGACTCACTGGTCAAGCGCCTAGTGTCAACACGCAATCGGTCTATATACTGGAGGATTTTATCTTTCTTTAAGTTCCGGGCAGCTTGTACGTGAGCAGAAGTTTCAGAGTAACCTGCGTCAACAGCCGCTTGTCTCTTACCTTTTCCACTCGCTATACCCTCACAAAACTTTTTTTCCATTGAGGATAAGGTCGCCTCATTTGTTTGATGTATTTGATCTAAAGTTATCGCCATATTTATCCAATATAGCGATAACTTCAACAATGTAAATTGTTTATTGTAATCTAACTTTTATGTTGTATTTGCTTAAATCTTCAGGGTGTTCGTTATATCCTGCTTTTACAACAATAGTGTTTTCTCTAAAGTCTGTAATGTAATCTTTTAACTCTTTATCAGTAACACTACCCTCTTGATTTCTTCTCTCTTCACGTTCTAACCAGGATTTTGCAACAACATCTGATACTACTCTTTTGCTCATATTAACCTACCGTTTCTTGTATAGTTATTACTTCAACATCTACTTCTATGATATTCTCCTGTTTACCAAGACCATCTGACATAACAGATAACTGTGTATGAAATGCTTGATAGATGTCGTGAAAAGTTTTACCATAACAATAAGCAGT